AAGAGTAACCAGCAGATAAAGTTGATATACCTAATTGTCTAGATTTTAATATAATTGAATATGGGTTGTCTTGAAATAAACTGAGTACCTTTTCTTGAAAAGGAAACAAATTAAATTGTATGCGGCCCCGTTGTGGATGCTGTATATAACAATATTTACGCATAAAATGCACGGGGTCCCGAGCGCATTTTAAATATTCTTGACGTATTACTTTTTTTAAATCAGCCATATTATTTTGTCAATACTAAAATACCTACTGCAACTAATAAACCCGCCCCAGACATTAATTTGGTTTTTACCTTTTGCTTTTTTAAATCTGTTTGGAGTTTTAAAGAAAGTTCCTGTGATAAAGCTATTTGGTTTGATTTGGTATTTAACATACTTTCAAAATTTATAACTCTTTCATTTAATTTATTTATAACACTATCTTTAATAACAACTTTTTTTTCTAATAAGCCTATTTTTTTATTAACTATTAGTAATTCATTTTTATTCCCGTCTCCTTTAATTAAATCTTTAATTACTAGACGAACTATTGGCTTTTTTAACTGAATCGAGGTACTGTCCGTAACGTTCTGTGAAAAACCTTGTAAGCTCATCATCATTAAAGCTATCAACGGAATTAACTTTTTCATTTACTTTATATTTTAAAGTGACAATTTTTTTATCTTGTTGATATATTTCCTTGTCTAGTTTTACTACTTGTTGGTTTAATGTATCAATTTTAAATACTAAATTATCATTTATGTTATGCAAAGAATCAACTTTAGATTCTAATTTCTTTGTCTAATTTTACTACTTGTTGATTTAATGTATCAATTTTAAATACTAGATTATCATTTATATTATGTAAAGAATCAACTTTAGATTCTAATTTTTCTATTTTAGTATTATAATCTATAACATATTCCTCATCTCCTATTAATACAAAATAAATTAATGCACTACTTAAAAGAAGGATTATTCCATAAGTGATAAATCTTTCTTTAGACAGCATCTTTTTCTAATTGTGCTACTAATGATTCTAGTTCTTTTTTCTTAGATGTTTTTTGTTTTAATTCATCTTTAATCATTTCCTTCTCAACTTCACTTGCTTTACTATATTTTCTAGCTAATGATTTCATATTAGTTTTAATATCTTTTAAAGCCTTAACAGCTATATCTAATTTTTTAAATTTACCTCTTGCGGCCTTAGCATTTTTTATAGCATCTTTATCATCTTCATCATCATCAACTTCTTTTATTTCTACATCCTCATATTCTTCAAATTGTGATGCATATTTACCTAATACACTCCTAGCTTCTCCTGAATCAAGGCCAAATTCGGTCATTATGTATTCTTTATCCATAAAATCCTTCCCAGCTCTTCTAACTAAATCTAAATAGGCAAACATTCCTTTTATATCTTTTCCTTTACCATCAAAACTATCTTCCCCTAGTTGACTTTGTAGATCGACGGTTTTTTGGAGTTCATCATTATAAGACTTTTGAGATTCTACATCTTCTGGGGATATTTTAGATTCTTCGTTTACTGATAAAGTAGAAAGTATATTTTCTTTAATATATGATTTTAATTCAGATTTTTTCATTGCCATTAGGTTTTATTATAAATATGTTAAAGTCCTGTAACAGTTAATATTTGTTGAATACGTTCATCCGTAGATCCCGATATTTTTTCTATTATATTACATTTATGACTATATCTTTTAATTAAAGTAGTAATGGTAAAATCAATTAAATCCCTATAATGCTCATCTGTTTCACGTATCCCATTATCTTCAATAGGTAAACCATAAGGAGAAATGTAAAAAATATAATCATATTCCCTTACAAATTCTTGTGCATATTTTTCAAATATATCTTTATCCTGGTGAGGTATAGATTTAGCATTCATTGTAAATGCCATAACATCAAATACAGTTCTATCTGTAATAATATTATCTTGCATTAATTCCGCACAACGTTCAGCTAAAAATACTGTTTGACCCTTTAATGTAGAATCAGTATTTAATGGAATGCCTAAATTACTTAAATATTTACTACGTTCAGTAGCAAAGTTATAATTTTTAAATTGTTTTGTTTCTTTTAAAGCATTAACTAATGTAGTTTTACCTACACTCATTGTACCACATAAACCTATTTTCATATCTTAATTTCTATGATTTTGTCCTTTAGGTGCTGGTTGTTTGTACCAAGGCAACCCCGTTTGATTTCTAATCGCTTCTTTATGATCATCTTTACTATATTGAATACCATATAAATGATACTCTGCTTTTCTTTCATTACCCTCAGGTATTAAAGCTGGTCCTTCCCAATTATGTAGTTTACCATCCCAAATATAAGCTATAGTTCCATCTGCTTTTTTTAACCTCTGACTTTTAGGCCACTCGTTTTCTTTATTTTTCATATGCTATAATATACGTAATATTTATTAATTTTCCAAAATATTTTCAGCAACATATACCCCTTGTGCACCACTTACCGTTATACCTCTAGCTGATAGAGCATCTCCAACAAAATGGACATTACTATACTTGGTTAGTGCTAGATTCGTATAGTCGACAAGTGGCTCAGGTGATAGATATTTTACTTCAGGTACATAAATACCCCAATCGTCTTTTAATGTTGGAAACACTTTTTTCATGTCATTAATAAAATCATATACATAAGGAAAATATGGTTGCATTGCTTTAGAAATTTCATGTAATCTATCTACTTGGATAGCTGATACATTTTTACCTTCTGATGTTGTAGATGGTTTACGTGTTGGACTGTAGTATAATCCTGTACCCTCTATTTGTAGTTTTTTAACTACCTTTCTAGCCCATTCAAATGGTTTTGATATACCTTGTACTTCCATTAGTATACCAAAATTAGTCATATCATTTCTAAATGCTTCATCTTTTTTAGCATGTCCATTATATGAATGATCACCATACGTTTCTTCTACAGCTACATAAGCTGCATTATTATTAGTACAAAAGGAACGAAGTGACACTCCTTTGTCTTCGTATTTTCTATATAATTTAAAATCATAACTTACATCAATTAATTTTTGAAAATGTTTTTGTGGTGCTTCAAATCGAACACCTATTTGAACCGGTTTTGGTTCGGTAGGTAATTCATACTGTTCTGCTAATAATTTACCAAAATCAATACCTGATTTACCTACACCAAAAATAAGTTTATCATATTTTAACAATCTTGTATTTTGGGCATTAACATAAAATACTGAACTATCATCAAAATCAATAGCTGTTACTTTAGTTTCCCATATAAATTCTACACCACCATTAACTAAAAAATCATACCAATTTTTACCTATTTCATGTAAATAATCAGTACCAACATGCCATACTGGGAATAAACGTAACCCAAAATATGGTTTAATAAAATCTGGTTCTGCAATAGGATTTGAACATTGTACTTCTTCTGGTTTAGGATGGAATCGTTTAAAATTATCAATTACCTGGTCAAATAATTCCATTGCTTTTTCTTCACCACAATATTTAGATAATTGACCACCAATTGAAGTATGGTAAGTTAATTTACCATCAGACCAACCTCCTGCTCCTAGGAAACCTGTCATCACTTCTTCATATGGTCTTAAATATGGATCTTTACCCATATCAATAATAGTGATTTTACCTTTAAATCCATTGTCAATTAGCTTAGTAGCAGCATTTACATTTGCTACTCCTGCCCCAACCATTACTACATTCTTACTCATATTGTATTCTTATTTATGCGTGAATATACGAAAAAAAATGACGCAATCCAAATGATTGCGCCACAGATGCAAAATTATTTTTAATCACGACTGGCTATGAATCAGTCTATATGTTTTTATTTTATTTTATTCTTCGTACTATTAATGTTGATGAAGACTCTAAAACAACATCGTATGCTGCTGAAACACCAGCTGCAACTACGACATTACCCGTTATTGTAGTATCTGAATCTCCTGCTACTATTGTTGCTGTTTGGGCTGCTCCATCTAAGTTAATAATATAAATTCTCCAACTGTTATATACTTGTTGAGATGATACTCCCGCTACTCCCTCAAATAAACCATTAATTAAACTATCAGTTGAACCTAAAGTTAAATTATTATTTGCTCCATTAGGTGCAATTGTAATTATTCCAGGTTTAATATAATCCCAGGTTATTGCTGTTGGCTGATTTAATGCTGGATGTGCTGGTTGGTGGTTTATTGGTGTATCTATATTTTGGTAACTATATACTATATCGTTTGCCTTTAATATTTTATCACTCCAAATAAATCTATTTTGGTATTTTATAATACCATATTCTAATTCTGCGGGCGTTAATGTTGCTCCTCTGGTTCCTGCCATGATTATTTATTTTTTTTTAAATTAGTTAATTCTTATTAATGACCCTGCTTCTAAACCACCATCAATTACTGATACATACATGCGAAATCTTGCTGTTGTTTGAGCAGCTATTACCATACTACCTACTTCTGTCCATCCTCCAGCACTAGCGGTTACTGTAATACTATTTGATCCTGTTCCTGAGTTTGTAAATGAAAATTCTAAATATTCTCCTACAACCATTCCCGAAATACTTACCCAACCTGCTACATCAAACAATGCTACACTAATTGGTGCTGTTGGTGTTTGATAAAAATTTGCTTGATATGCAGAATTTACTTGGTTTGATGGATTGTAAATATTACCAGTAGCAATAGTTGTTCCTCCAGGAGCATTTGTAGTTGATGACCCCCCAAAACAAGTTGGTTCTTTTCTATTTACAAAAGAATATAAAAATCTATCTGCTGTTAATTCTCTATTATTCCAGTACCAATGTCCTGGTTCTATTACTAATTGTGATGTTATACCACTTGGGGCTAATGCATTTACTTGTGCCATAATTTTTTTATTTTTTTAATGATTATAAAATGTACAAATGAACCGTAGTAGCACTTGCTCTTCTTAGTCTAAGTCTAACATTTGCATTTGCTGCTATACTTAAGTTTCCATAAGTAGTTACACCTGCGCCTGCTGCTAAAGTCAATGCATTCGCACCACTTAAATTTGCAATAATAGTATCAAATGAATCACTATTTTCTGTAAATCCTAAATTTGCAATTAGGTTTGCTGCTGTATCTGTTGTTAATGTTCTTGCTGTTGAGTTTGCTATTGAAGCATATTCTGCTAACCATGTTCCTGCTCCAATTACACCATCTGCATCTGCTAATGTTATAGGTGCCATTGATTGTAATGGTAAATATTTTGATACGTAGCTATACGTAAAGTCATAAGCATCAAGTGTTCTTGAGTTCCAATATTGGTGTCCTGGTCTTTCTATTAAAAAACTTAACCAAGAGTTTGCTGATTTAATTGCCATAATGTTTGCTGTCTTTTTTAATTATTAAAAAGCTGGTGTTCACCACTTTTTGTTTATTATACATATGTAATATTCTTATAAAATTAACAATCACAACAAGAGCAGCCACAAGACTTTCCACAGTTGCATTCTTTACAATTACATTCCATATTAGTTTATTTAATACATTTCATCATTATCTACTGCTGCCATATATTCAGGTGAATAATATATATCCGCCTTAATAGTTTCTCCATCATCTTCTAATGAAAATTGAACTGGAAATTGAGATAAACCTTCTTTTTTATCTTGAGATAATTCGTAAGATTTATTTTTTAAAAGATAATCTCTCATCATTTTATAGTCTCTAACATAATCACCATCGTCATAATCATCTGGGCCTAATATGAAATCATCTACTAAACTACCTTTAACTGGTCCTGGTTTAAGTTCTGCAAAGTCATAATCATAATTACCTTGAGACCATTGAGCTACATATTCACCAAATAAATCATCTATTTGTAAATTTTCATACAATTTACCTTCAGCTAAATATTTTTTTAAATTAAAATTATCCATTTTAGTTTAATGTTTCAAAAAATCCTTCAATTCTATCTGATAGGGCTAGTGCTTTTACAACATTAGTTGAACTTGGATCTTCTTCATCTGCTAATCCTAATTTTTCGTACATTGCTACCATCATATCTCCAATATAGTCTAATTCCTCATCCGTAAAAACTTCTGTTGGATGTGGACGGTTTTCGTTTAATAGCTTACCTTCTGTAAGGTATTGTCTAAATGTATTTAGTTCTTTCATTTTAATTTTATTGTTATACCAACTAAATCAGGTTCAATATCCCAATTATAGTCATATTTTTTAGCTAATTCTACAAATGCATGACCTTTACTTAAAAAATCTTCAATATTATTTTCATCATATTGGTCTGTTATTCTATAATCTAAATCATCATATATAACAGAAAAAGATGCTTTTCCATCTTCGATTTCACCTTCATATTCACCTGAATCTCCACTTAATATTGCTATATCATCTTCGATATCAAGGTTAATTGCTTCATACAATTTACCTTCTGCAAGATATTGTCTGAATTTATATAGTTCTTTCATTTACTTTTTCAGCTTCAATATTGATTTAGCCAAATCTTCTAAATATTCATTAGCTTCTTTATCATCTAGTTCTTCTAGATCACGTTTAATTTCATCGATGTAATAAGAATCATCTTCATTCTCATTTAATTTACCCTTATCGTGAAAATAGTTAATTATTTCTCCATCCCAATCTGGAACATCTGAATTAGCAAGATTTAAATAATTACTGATTTGTGGGTATTCATCACTTTTTAAAAATTCTTCAAGTTCACTATCGGAATATTTATCACCTAATGTAAGTTTAAAAAATCTAAAGTCATCTTCATCTATCATATTTTCTTTAATTGTATTTTCATTTACATCAAAACCCTCCATTTCATAAGACCAATCTTTATGAAGATCTAATTGATCAACTAAATCAGTCCCGTAACGATTTATAAGATTTTCAGCTTCAGCTTCATTTTTAAGTGCTTCCATACGTTGAATTTGAAGAAAATAATCTTCTGCATCTTCAAATCTATAGTCTTGTTCGTCTAAAACACTTAAAATTACTTTAGTACCTGGTGTGTATTTTGAAAAATTAGGATCTATAATAAATGGTCCTCCTTTTCCATTATCTTCAAC